TTGTGTACATTATAAGAACTTTTTATTTTTTTAATTCTCATAAATGAAACTAAAATCAAATACAACTGATGTATTTATCGGACTTGCAAATGAGCAAACAACATATAATGTTTGTGATCCCGAACCTGATAATACTTGTGCAGTATAAACAACTCCAGAACCCGAGATCGTTGCAGTTCCAGCAGCTTGATCACCGCTACTAAAATTGGAGCTCCTTGAAAATGGTAATGTCATTGTCCATGTAATTCCACTCGTTGAACCAGAAGTATTTACTGTACATCTTCCGGCAACATGTACACGATTACCGATTCTCATATATTTTGTTGTAATTGATTGGCTAATAGATCCTACGTTTGTTGTATAAGTTGGTGTATATGTCCCCGCTGTAACATTACCATTTGTATTATCTGTAACTGTTGACAAGCTAACAGGACCGGCAATATTAAATTGATTGTCTGATCGTCTAATTCTTAATGGATTACCAAGATATGCACCTGCATCTGTATAAGAATATATATTAAAATTACTTCCTGCATTACTACCGGTTTCTGTATCTTGTAAACCTATTCCCCACCTGGTAACGCTGCCAGTTGTTCTAAGATTATAATGCAATATTCCGCCGCTTGATGTTCCCATATCTGCCGAATATGGAACTGTTGCGCTCATCGTTGAATTATTCAAATTCATTCGACTAATTCCCTGAGTTGCAAAATTTAATTGATTTGTTGTATAATACATACCAGTTGAATTATCAGCAAAGAAACAAAAACCTGATGTTGAAGTGCTTCCAGAACCTGCACAAATTGGTAAATTACTTGTTAATCCTATTGTTGTCACAGGAGTGCAGTTATTAACTGCCAAATTTGCGGAAGATGCAAGTTTAATATGTCCAGCGCTAAAAATTCCATTTGTTGGTGGGACTGTTGTGCTTCCAACTGCCAGATTGGCAGCATACAAAGCAAATCGATTCGTTCCACAGTTTGGTGCACTGAAATAACCAGAATATGCATTAGTTATAGTAGCACTTGCTGCCGTGGTCGCACCTGAAATGATTCCATAATAATTGGCAATCGTGCCAGAATTTGAAATTGTATGACTCATATAAACACCAGCAGCAAATAACATCCCATTTATGCTATTAAATGTGGATTGACTGAATATGTCAGCAGCGAAATACGAATTGGATGATGTAGTAAATGTATTGTTATGAAGACATCCGTATAAACTAGTTCCAGTTTTTGATATTGGATTCACTAAATAAAGTACTGCCAAATCAGTAGATGCTCCGAATACACTTAATCTAATATTCGCCGATGGTGCAACACTTCCAAAACAACCAGCCCCAGACATATAAGCATTAACAGCTGAAAAATCTGACACATTGGAGATCGCCAATGAATTCATATATAAACCGCCAGCCAGCCATGTCGCAATTAATGAGCCACCGATTACCATGGAGATGTTGTTTGTGGCACTTCTATACATTCCCGAATTAGTTTCAGCAGCCCATGTAATACTTGGCGCACTCATAGATCCTGCGGGTAACAATATAGGTCCACTAGTTGTCAATCCAGTCAATGTGCCGAGTGATGTAATATTCGGTTGAGATGCCGTAGATAATGTCCCTGTCAATGTAGTAGCAGATACCGTTGTAGTAGATAAAGTACCTGTGCTAGTGAGTGACATGATATCACTCAAATTGTAATACCAACGTAAATCAGTGGAACTTGCTGGAACATAATTTTGCCAAACAGCAGTCCCATTTTTAGACCAAACCAAATTCGCAATTGAGGTGGTCGGCGCATTAATCCAAGCTTCGGTGTTTCCACTACTAGTTACATACAATTCAGCACTTGCGACTGGTGATGCTGTTCCAACCGACAATGTATTCAATACTGCTATATTGCCTGATGTCCCGATCGATGTAACTCCTGCTAATGTTGTTATGTTTGGCTGTGAGGCTGTCGAAAGTGTTCCTGTTAATGTAGTAAAACTAGCAGTTGTTCCCGAAGCAGTTGAGATATTAGTTATATTATTTGAATTCATATTCAATGTTCCACCCATTGTTAAGGACGATAGAGATCCAACACTTGTTATATTTGGTTGAGATGCTGTGGTTAAAGTGCCAGCCAATGATGTCACGGTCAGCAAACCTCCAGTCGTAAGAGTCATCACATCACTTAAATTATAATACCATCGAATAGCAGGTGTTGAACTTTCATTATTGTTAACATAATTTTGCCATGTTGCCGTATTTGCTTTACCAAATACTAAATTTGCCAAACTCGTAGAACCTGCATTTATCCAAGATTCGCATTGAGATGCATTACTCACAAATAATTGCTTTCCTGCAACAGGACTTGCTGTTCCAACTGATAATGAATTTAAAACTGCTACATTGCCTGATGTCCCGATAGATGTAACTCCTGCTAATGTTGTGATGCTTGGTTGACTGGACGTGCTGAGCGTTCCTGTTAATGTTGTAAAGCTAGCGGTAGTTCCTGAAGCAGTGTTAATTCCAGATAGATTTGTATTATTTAGAACAACGTCCCCATATAAATTAATAAGATTATCTGATCTTCTTATCGATAGAGGATTTCCTAGATATACGCCTCCATTTGTATATGTAAATAGTCGGAAATTACTTCCATCATTTCCGGCACCCTCCACATCCTGTAATCCAAGACTCCATCGACTATTTCCATTTGTCGCTCTTAAACGATAATGAGGAATACCAGTGCTTGATGTGCCTAAATTTGTCGCTGGATTAGCATAAAATATAACTTCTGTCTGTCCGAATATTCTTATTGATTCGAGGGATTGAATAGAAAAAGCTATAGTTGCTGATGTTGGGGAATACATACCAGTACCAGTAGCTGCTTGAAATCCATAACTAGGAAGAGATGCACTACCTTGATAAGATCCGACAATTGGAATATTACTTGTTATTGCTGAATTAGAAATTTCTACTCTTTTAGCTCCTGCAGTAGAAAAATTTATAATAGGAGCTGCTGTTGTCCCAGAAAGATATAATCCTGAATTTGTACTATTAGAAAAAGAATAGCTTGGTAATGATAAACTTCCAGAATTAACAAATGCTCTATTAAATGTAGGGTCGGACGTTGTACTTAAATTTTGATTTAAAGTAGCTACATATTGCCAAACACTAGATGATATTGTTTGTCCTTGAATAGATGTCAAACCGGCTAAAGTTGTGATGCTTGGCTGACTGGCTGTGCTGAGTGTTCCTGTTAATGTTGTAAAATTCGCAGTTGATCCACTTGCTGTACTTATACCAGAAATCGCTAAGGTATTCATAGCTAATCCTGTAGAACTCCACGTACTAACAAGAGATCCACTTACAGAAATACCTATCTGATTTGATGCTGGTCTATATAAACCGGTTGTTGTATCACCTAAATTAAAGCTTGGAGTTCCTACAGAACCATTTGGAATCCTCAAAGCACCAGAAGCTAATGTTTCTCCTGTAGAATTCCAAGTAACTAAATTTGATCCAGATACTGCAAGACCAATTTGATTTGAGGAAACTCGATATAACCCTGTATTAATATCACCAAAATTTAAACTTGGGGAATTAACTAAACCAGCTGGAAGTGTTAAAGGTCCATTACTTATAGTAAGATTAACAAAACTCGGACTCGCTAAAGTATCTACACGTTGATCAGTTTGCGAAAGAAATGTCCATTGTGCAGAACTGATCGTAATTGCTCCAATATTTTCCAACTGTTGAATTTCAGATGTAGTAAGATTTTGAAGTTCAGTTGGATATAAATCAAGTTTAGTCTGAACTAATGATAAACGACTTCCATCTCCGTTAAAATAAATATCTTCTACTTCAAGCGTATCTCGCCAACTTCCGCTTAATATTACTGTACTTGAAGGCGCTGTGCTTATATTTTTAAATAAAGCCCATCTACCTAAACTTGTTGAGTGTACAAGTCCCCTATATTTATTACCACTACTATTATAAAGTCCATAAAATCCTATATCAATCAAATCAGAAGATATATTACCTGTAGCTAAACTCATCATACTTGATGTAACAGCTATATTGGCAACTGTTGTAAATGTTGCATTTCCAACAACATTTAAGTCACAATTAAATGTAGCTAATGGTGTTCCTCCAGATCCATCAATTTTAAATAAGGGACTTGTAGGTATACTATTATAAACTAAAAATCCAGTTGATGAAGAATTAATCTGTGCTGCAAATGTATTAACTAAAATTTGACCAAAAATACCATCCGATTGTGTCGGATCTGTTCCCGAAATATTTTTTGGCATTTTTTTAAACTAAATATCATATAATTTTTTATTATATTTTGTTCAGAATAAAAAAGAAAAAATTATATGCAATTTATATTTTTTTTTTTAATTATGGACATCCAACAAAGCTTTCATAAACAGCACCAGCACAAGCAAAAGCAATACCAATAGAAATTAACCCAGCCATAAATAACAGTATAGCTGATCCATTAATTTTTACTCCATCTACTCCAATAGAAAAACCAACTACCAACCCAATAATCATCATAAGAATAGATACAATAATACTTGCAACTATTCCGGCAACAAACCATGCAAAAGCACGGTTTGCATTTTTAGTTAGCCCATCACCACCCGATTTACTTTGATCGTCTAAATTTACAATTAATCCCGAATCATCGTCCATTTTATTTATATTTAATAATAATTAAATATCTTAAAGATATTTAATAATAATTAAATATCTTAAAGATGAATATTTAGCAAAAAATAAGTATATATAAATGTAATAATATTATAAAAATTGAAATAAATATTAGATTAACATTATTATCTATCTAAGCTCTCTATCAAAATAACAATGAAGATTTGTTTTTCAATTCTTATTGTATTAAGCTGTATTTCTATTACATATGCTCAGTTTTGTAATAGTACAGCTGATTGCAACAGATTCTAATGGTATTACTATTGGAGACTGGTAAAGTTTGAATTTTATTTTTTATATTTCATAAATCAATAGACAAAAAATGGGTAATTTCTGCATAAATAATAAAAATACAAATGAAAAAAATATTACTCAATTTACACCTACTATTTTTGATATTGATATTTCAAATATAAATAGACAAACTTATACAGGAATTTATAAATATTGTCGTTTTAGTAATGTTTATGATGGAGATACTGCAGATATTTATTTCTTTGATGAATTTAAAGTAGTACGAAGACCGTTTAGATTTTACGGTTATGATAGCGCTGAAATAAAACCATTAAAATCAGCATCAAATCGTGATGAAATTAAAATTCAAGCACATAATGATTTGAAATTTCTTTCTGCATTATTAATAAATTCTAAATGTGTTGTTAAATTTATGGATAATGAAAAATACGGAAGAATGATGGGTCAAGTTTGGAAAATAAATGATAGCTCTATTCCTGAACATTTATTAATGTCACATCCTGAACTTATTGAAGATAATAATATTTCATCAATAATGATTAAATCAGGACATGGGAAGCCATATTATGGTGGATCTAAAAATCATTAAATATTATGGTGTGTTTGAAATATAAATTTATACATATAGATTATTTTTTAGTATTTTTACTAAAATAATTTAGAAATGTCAAATAATTCACTTCCTCATATTCAATCAGGAATTAATCAAAATGAATGCAATAAAAATATTGTTTTTCATATTCAAGATAGAATGACTAAATACTTAAAATCACCCAATGGATATGATCCAGATAATAAAATTTCAAAACTTAGATTAACTACTGTTAGATTATATCTCAATAATTTAGTTAAATTTCTAAAAGAACAAACGCCTACACCTATTATGCCTAAAATTAGTCAATTAAATTTTATTCTTCACTCCCATATTATTAATGGAATTGCATATGATTTTCCAGATCGTATTTATAAAGTATTGTACTTTTTACATGAAATATGCAACGAAAATACTGATGTTGAAAATCTCGTAAAAGAATGGGATAGTAATACGATTTATTTTTAATAAATGCTTGCATTTATCAAGAATATGTTATATTCACAGTCAAATGCTTGCATTTATCAAAAATGATTTTTTTGAAATACAATTATTATAATTAAATACTAAAAAGGTAAAAATGAATGATGAGAAATTACTTGATAATAAAAAAAATGTTCCAACAGTCAATAAGTATTATAGACTAAAATATTTATTATCATTTAATGAAGATCTTCATAGTCAGAAGTTGAACGAATTTTTAGATTATGTTGATGATGTATTAGATAAGGTTAATAAATCACATTTAAATGAAATTAAAACATCTAAAGCACTTGAATTATTAATAGCAAAAAATAATTCAGATCTCAATTTTAAAATCAAAAATTTATGTCAATATCTCAATGAATTAAATAATATTAATGGAAACTTCTTTATGAATTTAACATATCAATTAAATATTGATTTAGTTAAAAGATTACAACTAACTGCAAATACATCAGAAATTGATAGAATAGAAAAAAAGGAAGCTATTATGGCAATTTTAAATAGATGTAAAGAATTCTTTGATTATTATTCATTTCAAACTCATGATATTCCACATCACATTGATACACCAATTAAAAATTTTATTCCAAAGGATGTCATCACAAAACTACGAGATTTATTATATGATATTTATTTAAACATGTTTTGCAAACGAAATAAAGAAAATTTATATATTTATGTTGGTTTAATTGATAATTGTACTTTATGCATAAAATTTTCAGATAATATTTGTAACTGTAATATTTTGCCAGAATGGATTAAAGGAACATTTACTAGATCTGGTTCCAAATTATTGATTAATTTAAAAGATTTTGGTGTACATATTTCACTTGATGAAAGAATTATTAGAAATAGAAAATTACGTTTTGAAAATCAGAAAAAAATTGACGAGCTTCAAAATTATCTTGATGAATTAGATACTAAAGCAACTCACTTTACTAAAAAGTATAATGAAATTAAAGAATCTAAAATGGATGATTGTGAAAAATTAAGTAAATTATTTATATTAGTATCTGAAAGCTATTCAAAATGTCCTGATAAAACAATTAAAACTAATTCACAAATTACTACTAAAATTACTGAACTTGAGACAATTGATAAATTACTTGCAAATGAGAATATGGAACTTTGTTAATTTCTAAAAAATGATTTTTTTATTATATAAAAAATTAAAGTATCGATATTTGAATTAATTATGTCAATAGCTGATAAATATACATCATTTTATTGTACTGAAAATGATGAAAATAAAATTAAACTTATTGAAGATGAAATTGATAAATGGCTAGAAGAGAATAAAGAATTAAAAGAAAAACTAAATTCTTTACAATTTATAACATTAGAAAGCATTTTTGAAAATCTTATTCATCATAAACAAATTATTTCTTTAAGAAATTTATTCAGAGAAATCATTAAATTTTGTAGTGATATACCTCCAGATTTGAGAGATTTTAATACCTACTTAAATATTGGTAGATTACTTATCGGAAATAAAACTTCAGATCATAGAGTTAATACTGTTTATCTTAATAGGCTATTTTCCCAATATTATCCAAATTCAAATAATTTTATTAAAGAAATTGAAGTTGAAGAAAAATTAATTAAAGGGCTTAAAAAGTCATGTGAAGGAATTTTAGAAGTTTTTGATCTTCCTATAAATCAATATATTATTGAATTAATGGGGTATGAACAAAAAGATGATAATTTGGACAATATACAATTATTAATTGGAATAAAATATTATAACTTTCTTAAAAATACATATTTTATGATTCCTTCGTATGTTAATAAAATATGTAGTTCTTCATTAGATAATCAAGAAATTATTATTTCAACTGGGATTAATCTTAATCCAAATCCTATTCTTAAAGCTCGTATTGATGATAAAGAAGCTCAAATATTAAAACTTAGAAAAGAATTAAATATGATTTCAGCATATGCCTCATTATTAAAAATGTTACATGAAGAAGCACGAGAAATTTTAACAAAATTTAATTTTATCATTCAAACAACATGTGATAATAAAATCAGTCCTGAATTAAAAGAATTTTTTGAAGAACATGGAATCAAAAATTATCATTATTTTGAAGATTTGAATAATAATATAAAAAAACATATTAACGATTTACGGAAATTTCATTCATTAAGTTTATCAAGAGAAAAGTCTCTTAATTCATTAGTTTCCTCAGAACTTTTATTAACAGCCTTTTCAGTTAATGAATTAGAATTAATTAAAAGTGCATTAATTAAAACTTGCTTACCATGTTAAAACTGATTTTTTTATATTAATAAAAAATATATTAATAAGATATTTGTAATAGATTACTAGCGAAAGATAAACCTTTCAATAAATGAAATCTGTTAGACCTAATTGGCATATTACACATATGAAACAAGCTGAACTTATGGCAGCAAGATCAACATGCGCTAAATTGCAAGTAGGCTCTGTTCTTGTTAAAGATAATAGAACTATTTCACAAGGATATAACGGGGTTGGTCCTGGATGTCTTCATTGTAATGAATATTGGTATGAATTTTATAAATTCGAAAATTCTATAGATGCAAATGAATTTAAATCATTTGAAGATTTTCTTTCAAGTAATTATTTTCGAACAGAACATAAAAATTGGACAGTTAAACATGAATTACATGCCGAACAAAATTGTATATTATGGGCTGCTCGAGAAGGAATTTCAACAAAAAATGCAACAATATATACTATTTATAGTCCATGTATTAACTGTGCTAAAGTTATTTATATGGCAGGAATTAAAGAAGTATTTTATAAAAATATTTATGAATCTGATAAAACAGGCATAGAATATTTAACTGACAATAATATAAAATGTACTCAGATTAATTATCAATGATATTATTTTTTAAAGTGATATATAGCACTTATAATTAGATAAATTTTAGTTAAAAAAATAGAATAAAGATGCAATCTTATAAACCTATTCAAATAAATAATTTACGACCAACTTATCGACCAATTTATCATCATCGTGAACAAAGTTGGTTACAATGGATTATGGCAAATAGATTTGTACTGATTATTGTACTGGTTTTATTTCTCATACTTGTTGGACCATGGTTATTTTGTGATGTTTTAGGGTTTAAATCAATTTGTTCAATCATATCTGGCTTTTTTAATCTAATAGCCAAACTATTTCATTTAATAGGTCTATAACTTTTGGAGATGAGATATATATTCATAATCTACACATGTAATTCAAAGAAAATTTTAAAAGATTTATTTTTTCCATCGTTATAAAATACTCTCGATTCAGTTTCCTCTGTTTTTCCACGTAACACATCTTCAATAAATTTTAAGGCAGCTATTCCAACAGATGGATCTTTTGGAATATTTTTTGTTAGGAAATTATCCAATTCTTCCATATTATTAAAATCAATCTCATGACGAGCAAATTGAAAATCTTGTTCAGGTGTATGCCATAATACAGCTTTGCACTGTTTTTTAATTATAAGAGTTTTAGGAAGACCTTGTAATTGATTTTGCTCAACATGTGATTGATTAGTTGGTTGATGAATAGGATCTTGATCAGGAAGTGGTTCTAATTGAATTTTTTCTTCTAATTTTTTTTCTTCTAATTTTTGCATTTGAGAGTTTAATTCATCAAATTTAATTTCGAGATCT